TCAGAGATGTTTTGGGCAACAACTCCAAATATTAAAATTAATGAAGACTTTGATTTAAGTTTATATTTTAGTAGACACAACAGCTATGATAGAACAATAAATCATACGTTTATACATAGAGTAGACGATAACGATTATCACAATGGATTATTCTTATGTACTAAACACGCTCCGTTAACTGAAAAGGAAATTGAACATAGATTAATTGCTCGTAGGAAAGAACACGATGTTGTTGCTAGTGGTCCTGTGCAATACGAAAAGTTTGTTATTAATACATACAAAGATTATGAAAACGCAATAAAGAAATCTAAAACAGAAATGTTTTGGATGATTCCACCAGAAGTAAATGTAAGTGATGATTTTAAATTTGATTTATATTTTACACATAATCAATGGTTTGAAAGAGAAACAAATCATGTGTTTTTAAATGGCGATGCTAGAGACGGGATAAGTCTAATCAGTAAAACTAGTCCAGTTACACAGCGTGAAATAGATATGCGTTTCTTAACCAACAAAAAAGAATACAATGTAGTTGCAAGTACACCTACACTTTATGATATTGTGTTTATTAGCAAAGATGAAGAACATGCAGATAATAATTATAAATTATTAACTGATAGATTTCCTCGTGCAAAACGTGTACATGGAGTAGAAGGTATTCATGCTGCACACATTGAAGCTGCAAAGTTGTGTAAAACTGATATGATTTGGATTGTTGATGCTGATGCCGAAATAGTAGAAAACTTTAACTTTGATTATTACGTGCCGGCATACGACCCTGATAGTAGAAAAACTGTACATGTATGGAAATCACAAAATCCAGTAAACGGATTGATATACGGATACGGTGCTGTAAAATTACTTCCAAGAGAACTTACATTAAATATGGATACTAGCAAACCAGATATGACAACTAGTATTAGTCCACTGTTTAAAACAATCAATCGTATTAGTAATATTACTAAATTTAATACAGATGAATTTAGTACATGGCGTAGTGCGTTTAGAGAATGTGTAAAACTTGCCTCAAGAGCAATCGATGGGCAGTTAGACGAAGAAACAGAATTTAGATTAAATGCATGGTGTACTAGAGGCAAAGATAAACAGTTTGGCAATGCGGCGATTAACGGTGCTAATCACGGCAAAAAATACGGAGAATCTAATAGAGGCAAATTAGAAGCTCTAGTAAAAATTAATGACTTTAATTGGCTACGCAATGAATTTGATAAGTTCAAAAATAGTTTGTAATTTTTGTTGGTTAGTTTTGCTACGAAGTGTATTTGCTAATCCGTTATGAAGCGGCTTGGGCCATTTGCTAAAAGTTGCCCAAGCATAGCCGTCGTGCTCATCATTTAATTTTGGAATAAATTCTTCTTTAATTACACACAAATATGTATGAAAATTAAAAGTATCGTCGTTACTAACAAATGTTTCTAATGGAATAAGTTTTACAATATCAGGTACATCTCCAATTTCTTCAGAAATTTCTCTTTGTAAGCCTTCCCACGGTGTTTCTTCTTTTTCGTTTTTGCCACCAACTAACCCCCAAACGTTTTTATTCTTACTTTGTATTCTATGTAAGAATAAAAATCGATTAGTATCCAATGTATAGAATAGCGCACCGCTACATATAATCTTGCTCATACATATAATTATGCGTCAAGTAGTATTAGCCATGTACCATGTGAATATTCGCCTTCGTAGGCCTTAATCCAATCTGTGCCAGTCCATGTATAAATTACACCTGTTGCTAAATTCTTCTGATTAATACCGTTTGTACTGTCAGTTGAATCAATTACAGTTTGCCAAGCAGTGCCGTCCCACTCAATAACATCGTTAGCGTTTGCTACAAAATCAGTTCCATCGTTGTTTTTCCAAGCATCAGGACCGTCATAGGTATAGTTATACGGTGTATCGCCAACACTACCGCCAACGTTTTCACTAGTGTTAATTGCTTCTAATAACAGTATTCTAAATCCGGCTACTTTATCGTCTGTTGGATTATAATTCTGTGGCTCAACAATTTTGTCAAAACTTGTATAACTATTACTATTACGTGCAGGACCTTCAACAACATCGCCAGTTGGTAGTGTGTCGCTATCCCACGTTATTGTTAATTGTGTTTCGTCCATAGGATTTAATGTAATTTGTCCTACAATAAAACTTCCTAATTCGGTTCTTAAACGTATTTGACTTAATCCAGCAGTATATGTTCCTGGATACGATTCGATAATAGTTTGCCAATTGGTTGTTCCAACTTCTCGTTTGTCAACAAGCCTTGCTATGTTGCCTGTAATGTATACTCCGTAGTTTTGATAAGTGGCAGACAATGTTCCTCTTGAATTAATATTAGCTGTGATATCAGTTTTTGTTTCTGGATCACTATTTACAGTAGTCGTTTTAGTTAACGGAACTGGCGTATCAGCATATGCACTAAGTTCTGGTACTGTATCGCCTAAGTCAACAGTTCCTCGTGTTTCATCAAATATATTAGCAACAACTTGTGTAATAACACCAAGTTTTTTAACTTTGGCTGGCGGTGATATAAAGATAGGTGTACTAAAACTTAATGTACCAACATCAATTTCGCTATCAACACCAATTGGCTGTGTTCTATTTGAAAAGCTAATTTGTTCTAAATATACGCTAGTTAAACTAGTCCAATCAATGTAATTGTCGGTAGTTTGAATTTCAAGACTAGGATTAAACAATGATAATATCTGTTCCATAATTTGGAGTTTTTGATCTGTATTGCTACTCCAAATATCAACATTAACACGTAGCATATATGGTGTAGGCATTATGCGTTCTACTGTATAATTTTTACCCTGTGTATTAAGGTATTCGTTGCCTGCTTCGTCATAAGCTCTTTCACGTATATTAACTTTTTCAACATATGTAGCATCTGCTAGACGCTCTCTATCTAGCTCCAATCCAGTAATATATACAGCCATACGTGGCACACTTGGCATTTTATTTTCACTGTTTTCTTTGATTATATTAGCAACTTGTCTTGTTAAATCGCCGTAACTTACTGGTATACTTCGTAATCCGCCGCTGCTATCTTGCCATTGAAAACCGCTACACAAACGTACTAGTTGTGTTATGTAACGTCTAATCTGTCCATCATAAAAATGTTGCATTAATTATCTGCCTTTGGTTTAAGTGCTTTAGATAAACTTTGTTTTTCTACAACAGTATCGCCACCAATTGTCGAGGTAGTCGAATTGTTAACAAACCCTGTTTTAAGTGTTGAGCGTGTATCAGTATTACTTAGTGTCATTCTAACACCGTCTTCAACTTTAATCCATCGACTGTTATCATATCTAAATAGTCTGTTTGGCAGCATATCAGTTCGTAAAAAATAATCGCCTGTTTGCGCAGCATTAGGAAATTGAATTCCACTTCCAAACGATTCGCCATTTGGAGCAATATTATCACCTAGTAAATATCCTTGATATCCTTCTCTAGCAGGAGTTTGAGAAACTCTATCAGCTAGTAAGTCAGCTTGCGATGCATCAAGTTCATTAGTATCAGTGGTAACCAATTCAGGTCGACCTTGATTGTCAACTTGTAATGTGTAAAGATTACTAGTATCGTACCCACTTTTTGCAGAATCTGCATCAGCTTGTGCAACCACTGCATTGTTAATTTGCATTTCGGTTTCAAATGTACTCAATACATCACGCAGTGTATTATTTGCATCATCACCTGCTGGTAAATCTAATATTTCGCTGAACTCTTGTCCGTCGTATATTTGCTTTAATTTAACTCTATAAAGATGCGGATACCATGTTTGACTAAATCCTTCGGCAGCCCGGTTTACATCTTCAACTACATAATATCTTTTTAATGCTACACTATAATCATTTAATGCATATTCATCAATTAAATGTGGAAATTCAACAACATCTCCTGATAGTATTTTTCGACCTAGCGTTTTAACACTGCTATTAATATGTATTGTCATAAACAGTGTATCGTTTTGTAAAAATAGTCCAAATTGACTTAGATTAAAATCGGTATCTGATACATTATATATTGCTCTCATATTATAAACATCAGGATCATATTTACGATCTCTGTTTTCTAAGAATAACATGTCTTGTATGTTAGTTTCTTTTACTACATCGTATTGTGGCTCAGATGCAGTTGCGTTTGCATCACTAGGATTTTCAGGACCAATGTATTTGTGAACATTTATATCTGTTCCGCCAATTGAAAATTGTTCATAGATAACTTTATCTAAGAATTCATAATCTTTTGTTTTATTTGGTCTATATAAAGATAAACGTGGCATATGTATATTTATGGCATTGATAAATACTAGTGGAGATTATCAATGGCCGATTTAGTAACACAAAAACAAGAAGTATTTGATTATGTAAATGCATTCCTTGGTGGTGGCATGGTAGACGTAGAACTCGACCCAATTCATTACGAAGCAGCACTTACAAAATCATTATCAAAATACAGACAACGAACTGAGCATAGTGTTGAAGAAAGCTATGTAACTCTTAAGTTAGTACAAGATCAAAATGAGTATGTACTTCCGCAGGAAATTGAAGAAGTTCGTCAAATATACAGACGCAGTGTTGGATCACGCACAGGTGGCGGAGATGGCGGAAGTTTGTTTGAACCGTTCAATCTTGCATATACAAACACATACTTACTAGCAGCTAGTGGCGTTGGCGGTTTAGCATCTTATGAATTGTTTGCTCAACGTCAAGAATTAGTAGGTAGAATGTTTGGATCGTTTATTGAATTTACATGGAATTCTACTACAAAAGCATTAACTATCTTACAACGTCCAAGAACAAGTGTTGAAGAAGTTTTGATGTTTTGTTATAACTTTAGACCTGATAGTCAACTACTTGAAGATTATAGAGCAAAGCAATGGATTAAAGATTATACACTTGCAAGTTGCAAATATATGTTAGGTGAAGCAAGAGAAAAGTTTGCTACTATTGCTGGACCGCAAGGTGGAACTAGTTTAAATGGTGCAAGTCTTAAAGCAGAAGCTCAAGCTGAAATGGAAAAGTTAGAAGCAGAAGCTGCATTGGCTGTAGCAGGCGGCACAGGATACGGATTTGTTATTGGGTAATGTATTTCATTAGCTGTCTAGTATTAAACCAAAGATCGTCTAAATTACCATTATTGTCAATAGTATAATCTGCCATCCACTGTTCGAGGCTCATACTATCTTTTGATTCGGGCATTAAGAATTTGCTACGATCAACCCAAATAGCATAATCAAATACTCCTGTATTTTTCATTGCAAAAAATTCACGCTTATTTCGTAGCCCGCAGTAGATGTCATATTCGGCAAACATTTCTCTGCCTAGTGCAGCACCGTCTTTTACATTATAATCACAAATAGCATCGTACCATTCTTTGCGATGGTTGTGTCTATCTGCATAGCACTCTTCTTCGTTATTGTAATTGTACTTGTTTTTTAGGTCATCATAAATGAATAATTTTGAACAAAACTGACTACTACTTTCAAACGTATAACCAAACTCATCACGAAGTATTTCGCACACAGTATCTTTGCCGTGTCTTCCGTGACCTATTACTAATAACTTTTTCTTCATAGTGTTATATTAACACAATTAGCAATTTTGTCAACCATTAAACTCCTAGATAACGGCTAAAAACCGGTGTTTTACAAGGGTATGGATAAATATTGTTAGCAACAAAAATACCCATGAGGAGACATAGAATGGCATTAACATCACCAGGTGTACAGGTTAGCGTTATTGACGAGAGTTTTTACACTCCGGCAGAACCAGGCACAACACCTTTAATTTTCATTGCTACAAAGCAAAATAAAAAGAATCCAGGCGGCACTGGTATTGCACCAGGTACAACAAAAGCAAACGCAGGTAAAGTATATTTGATGAGTTCACAACGTGAATTGTCAGAAACTTTTGGCGATGCATTGTTTTATTCAGATGCAAGTAATAATATGATTCACGCAGGTGAACAAAACGAATACGGATTACAAGCAGCATATAGTTATCTTGGCGTAGCTAATCGAGCATATGTTGTAAGAGCCGATGCAGACCTTAGCGAACTAACAGGCAGTGCAACCGAAGTTGCTGGAGATCCTGCTGATGGTTCTTGGTGGTTTGACACAGACGATACAAGCTACGGCATTTTTGAATGGAACGGCGAAGCTGCTAGTGTTACTAACGGACAAAGTTTTGTAAACAAAGTTCCAACAGTAATTACTGACACTTCAAAAGTTGTTAATTATGCTGGATCAGATTTTACTCCAAAAACTAGCGTAGGCGCAGTAGGCGATTATGCTATTGTTGCTGTAACAAATACAAATCGCCTATGGTATAAAAATTCAACAGGTGCATGGGTAGAAGTAGGTTCTAATGCTTGGATTGCAAGTTGGGCATTTGTTTCAGGTACAGCAGGTTCAACACCTAGTGGAACAGGTAACATTGTATTTACAATCGACGGAACACCAACAACAGTTACAACTACAGGTACAACATTAAACCAAGTAGTAAGCGATATTAATGGCGATGCTGGTGCCCAAGGCGAAGGCATTAGTGCTACCGCAACAGGTAACAAACTAAACTTGTTTTATAACGGTTCAGCAGGCTCACAAAGTGTTGTACTAAGTGAAACAGCTAGTGTGCTAACCGATTTTGGAATTACACCAGGCACATTTAGAGCACCAGAACATACTATTGCTGCACACACAAGCGTACCAGAATGGAAAAGTAGAGATACAACACCACGTCCAACAGGAAGTGTCTGGCTAAAATCAACTAATCCAAACCTAGGCGCAGCGTACAGTGTAAAACAGTATAGTGCATCATCAGATAGTTGGACAACAGTTTCAGCACCATTACACGCAACTAATCACGCAGCAATTGCATCAATTGATACAACTGGCGGCGGAGCAAATATTGCTGCTGGTGCAGTATATGCAAGAACAAACGTAGCCGAAGATACTCGTCCGCGTGGTTCAGTACAACTTATGGTAAGACAAGCAACAGGCGCAACTAGTATTACAAGTGCTGCAATTACAGCAAGTACATATACAGCAGCATCGCATGATTTTACAATTAGTGAATCGATTACTGGTAGTGCAACTATGTCAACACCAGTAACTATTACATTTACTGCAACAGCAGCAACTACAGATGCTGATGTAATGGCAGGCGCAATTAACGGCGCTGGATTAACAAATGTAAGTGCTACAGTAAATAGTAAAAATCAATTAGTTATGTCACACGCAAATGGCGGTGAGATCCGTTTAGTTGAAGGTACAAATACTCCACTAGATAATATCTTTACACCGTTTGTATCAACTAATCCAGCTTCGACTGCAAATTTCTATTTTAGACCAGGTACTGATGTAAGTACAAGTCCAAAAGAGTTTATGGCATCGAATTGGAACGTACTAACATACACAGCAAAAGCAACTGCTCCAACTGCAACACCAGCAACTGGTGCGCTATGGTATAGTAGTGTAGTTGACGAAGTTGACATTATGATTCACAATGGTACAACATGGGTTGGCTATAATAACTTTGATCACCAAGGTGACGGAAACGTTGGCG